ATATCATATATGAAACTATCCAAACAACAGTTAAACGAGTATATTAAACTTTATCTCAACGATCTTGATGATTATGGTGGAGACCAAGACAACTACTTGTTAGCTGAACAGACATTATCTAAGTTTGGTAATTTACTGACTGAATCTAAACGAGATATTAGTTCAATGCTCAATGAAGCAATGGTTAATTCTAATAAAAATGTTAGAGAAGTGTATGAGGATTTCTTAATGTATGTACAAGAATTGGAAAACTAACATATTTATAATAAAATAAAAACATGAAAAAATTTGAATTGCGTCAACTCATTAAAGAAGAAATACAAAAAATTAATCTTAATGAATATTCTTTCAAAACCACCAATTCATTTGGAACTCAAGGATATATAAATTCAGATAATTTTGTAAAAATATTCCAACAAATGAGTAAACACTTAACAGGTAATATAACAGATTTTAGTTGGATATCTCAAGTAACTGAGGAGGATTATAAAAATTTAATAAAACTTATAGCTAAATATCTATCTAATAAGAATCCAAACTTAAACGGAGATATTTCTTTTTCATAAATCTAAAACATTTACAGATTAATAAATATAATACATTTGATAGGGTTTTAAAACAAAAATAATATAAATAAAATATTGATTCTACCTAAAAGGTAGGTCTCCTCTATTTGGCTCATTAAATAAAATTTATTATATTAATATCATATGGAAAAGAAAATTATAATTGTAGGTGCAGGTGTAGCTACACAATATGGAGTTCTTCACTTACTAAAAAATGGTTACGATCCAACTAAAATTACTATTATAGATAAAGGTAATAGTATCTATAATAGACAACCTGAAGAAGTAATGACGGGAGCCGGTGGCGCTGGAACATGGAGTGATTTTAAAGTAATTCCTTCATTTAAACAAGGTGGTTTATTTTATCCACATTATTGCCAAGATGAAGAACATGCAATAGAATTATCTAAACAGTTATATGACTATATAGTCAAATACCACCCAGACCCATCTAAAATTATGTACACTGAACCAGTTGAAGAACCTCAATTTATTAAAGATTCACCATTTGAATTGAGACAATCACCTTGTTATCACTTAGGTACAGATTATGGTCAACAACAGGTAAAAAATATATTTGAATACTTTGATAAAGTTGGAGTAAGACAAATATATAATGTTGAAATAACAAATATTGATTTTAAACGTAATGAAATAGGTATAGGACATGACTGTATTAAATACGATAAATTAATTATTGGAACTGGTAAATCCGGTATGGATCTACTTACTAAACTAATAAATAAATATAATCTAGACACAGTGCCCAAACCAGCACAATTTGGTGTTCGTTATGAAACTGATGGTAAATATTTTGAAGAATTAAATAAAATAGCTTACGATTTTAAATTATATAAGAAATTTGGAGAAGATAGCGGGCGCAGCTTTTGCTTACCCGGAACTGAAAAAATTCATATAGAAAGAAATGGATATAAAATGTTTGTTAATATAGATGAAATTTTAAAAAATGATAAAATATTAACTTATAATTTTGACAAACAAACCACAGAATTTATTAATCCCAAAACAATATTTAATAGAGAATATAAAGGAAATTTAGTTACTGTTAATAATAAATTAACAACTACTGAAGATCACATATATTTTGTTTGGGAAAAAGAAATAATTAAAGATGAATATGATCGTAAAGATGGAGGCAAAGATGACAGTTTTAAGTTAAATAAAATAATTGAGAAAAAAGCGAAAGATTTAATAATTGGAGATAGATTAGTTACCCCTAAAAATTTCCCTAAATTAAGTAATATAAAGGGAACAAATTATAGTAATGAACAATTATGGATGTTTGGATTATGGTTTGCAGACGGTAGTGGGCAATATAATTCAAAATGGAACACTAATTCTTTTAATTTAACTAATGAAGATTATATTTTAGATAGAGTAATTAATATATTAAATAACCAAAATGAAAATTATAGTTCTAAACAACAATATGATAACTATTCTGTATTAAATTTTACTTCTAAAATATTAAAAGAATTTTTAATTAATGAAGAGTGCTTTAAAAAAGGCAAAGAAAGAGGACTACCAAAATCAATATTAAATTGGTCTGAAGAAGAAATATACTCATTCTTATCAGGATTAATAGATGGGGATGGTAGAGTAAAAAAAGAACATAATATTTGTTTAGATTATTTCACAATATCTGATTTATTATATAGAGACTTAACATATTTGTTCAATTATTTAGGAATATCTTACAAAAGTAGAACTAGAAAACAATCAACTAATTTTAAAGAAAATTCCCAAATTAATATAATTAATGTTGCTCAAAGGGATTCAATGTTATTATTAAGTAATAAACTAAAGCTACAAAACATTAATAAAAATAAATTACTACAAGAGAATATTAATATTGAATTAAAAAAAAGAGACACTAAAAATTATGAAAAAATTTATTCAATAGAGTCAGAATATTATGATGGGATGGTATATGATTTTGAAGTAGAAAACACCCATAACTTTATAGCTGGGAATACACCATTAGTTATTCATAATTGCACAAATAATTTTGCTGCGTTCGTTGCTGAAGAAGAAACATATGGTATGAAATCATATAATGGACATGCTCATAAAGATAAAGATAAATATAATGGTTTAACTAATTTTGGCATATTATTAGAAGCACGTGGTATTGAAGACCCATTCAAATTTAGTACACAATTAGTAAATTTTTTCCAAGACAATGGCGAAGCAGCGTATTATTCTCCATCTAATCGTGAACCATCATTAACAGATCAAGGTAATAAAGTGCCTGGGTATAAAATATCGTTAGATAAATTTAAAGAAGGTTTTGGTAAATATGCTGATTATATACTAGAATTTATAGATGATTTAAACACAACATTTGGTATAAATAATGATTATATATTTTATTGCCCTGAAGTTAAATTCTTAACTAATGAAATAGTATTAGATAAAAATAATTTATCTTTACCACAATATCCTAATGTTCACTTACAAGGAGACGCCGCTGGAGCTAGAGGAATTTATATATCAGCATTACATGGATTAATGGTTGCTGATTCTATTCTTCGAGAAGTGAATAAATAAATTCCTCTCATATATTTATACGTGAATAAAACACGTATATTATGGATTATAAAAGAATTTACAATCAAATTATTGAAAAAGCTAAAAATAGAATACTAGAAGGTTATAAAGAAAAACATCATATAATTCCTCGATGTATGGGGGGAACAGATGGTAAAGAAAACCTAGTTGAATTAACAGCTAGAGAACATTTCTTATGTCATTTATTGTTAGTAGAAATTTATCCAAGGAATTTTAAATTAATTCATGCTGCTTTTATGATGTCTACTGTTAAAAAAAGAAAAGAATTTCAATATAATGTATTTATATCTTCTAGAACCTATGAATATTTAAAATTAAGGAAACAACAAGAATTAGGATTAGTAATTAATGAAAAATGTATTACTTCCTTCCAAAATAAATATCCTCATATTATTTTAAACGATAATAATAAAAATTGTATTAATTATTCTTTTAATAAAAACATAGAATTAAAAAATATTATATGTCTTTGTGGAAACAATGTAAAAAGATTTAAAAATTATACTAAAGGGTATCAAAATTACTGTAGTAGAAAATGTTGTAATAATTTTACAAAAGATATATCAAATATGACTAAAGAAAATAAAGGCATATGGAATAATTCTAAAAAACGATTAAGACAGCAAGAAGTAGAATTATTAGGTAAAGAAAATATAGAAATATTAAGACGAAAAAGAATTAGTAATAGCAATAAAGGTAAAACAGCTGGTGGCCATTCTCGAGGAAAACATATAATTCAATATGACTTAAAAGGTAATTACATAAAAGAATGGCCTAGTATAAGACAAGCTGGAATAGAAATTAAAAATACAAGTGGGGAAACCATAAGAAAATGTCTTATAGGTTTACAAGAAACAGCATATGGGTATAAATGGAAATATAAATAACATATTTATTACAAAACTAATCATGTATCAAGATCCTAACGAAGAATACCCAGATTTTATAGAAAATTTCTGAATAAGTTTGGTAAACCAAGACAAATTCACTACATTTATATAAATAAAACACATGCAAACAAAACGCTTAAAACAAACTGATGGTACTATTGTACATTACGTCGTAATTGATGGTAAAACATTAACCCACAATTATGATGGTCCTGCTTTAATACCACAAGGTAACAAACGTTTGGCTGAATATTACGTTTGGGGTGTTAAGAAAACTAAGGAACAGTGGGAAAATATTAAGAAAGATGGTGAAGGAATTCCATTTTATAAATCATCAGTAGGTAAATCATCAGGAACAAGAGTATAAATTATGCGTATAGGATTAACAGGAACAATGTCAGTAGGTAAAAGTACACTGGCAAAAGCATTAGGAGAAATAGAAGAATTTAGTACACATTCAGTACAAACTGAACGTAGTAAGTATTTACGTGATCAAGGTATAGCATTAAATACAGATTCAACATTAAAAGGACAAGTTGTATTTGCTGCTGAACGTTCTATTGAGTTAATGGAAGAAAATATAATCACAGATCGTACAATATATGATGTATGTGCATTTACATTGAGTGCTAAGTCTATTGAGTGGAATACTAAGGAAAAATTCGTTAACTTAATGATGCAATTACGTAATGAATATGACGCTGTAATTTATGTATCACCTGAAGGTGTAGAAATTGAGGATAATCAAGTAAGAACAACAGACCCAGCTTATAGGGAAAAGATAGATTTGGTTATAAAGGAGATGTTAAATGAATACCCTCCTAAACGATTAATTGAAGTTAGTGGTTCTAATGAAGAACGTATTAATCAAATTAAAGAAGCATTATCCTTATAATATTTATTAATATGAAGAAGGCAGAATTAAGACAGCTTATTAGAGAAGAAATTCAAAAAAATGTAATTCCTGAAAAGTTATACCATTTTACTTTGCCTAAATATCTTGTAAATATTTTAGATACTGATATTTTAGAAGCTAATGATAAATTTAGACAGATATCATTTACCTCAGACCCAGAATTATGGGCTTTTAGAGAATTTAATGATGAAGATCAAGAAATAGGAGTTAGACTTACATTTAACTCTAAAGATTTACCACCATTAAAACCTTTTATATATAAAGGTAACCCATTTGAAGATTATAGTTATGAACAAGAATATATTACTACAAGTGGAGATATATATGACATATCTGATAAAATTATAGATATAACTGCATTAAATTATTATAAAGATTATTTAAAAGATAATTTATCTCCTGATATGTTTAATAAAATAAATTTCGTTTCTTAAATACTATATGATATTTATATCAAAAACACAATAATGAAAAAATCCCAATTAAGATATATTATTCGCGAAATGATTGTAAGTGAACTAACAATGGTTGGTCCACAAACTCCTTCCGATGAAGTAGCAAACATCGCTAAAAGTGAACGTACTAGTTCTAATACAGTAAAAGACGCTATAAAACAAGCTAAACAAACACAAACATCAGTAGGTGTAGCTGAATCTATAATTAAAGAAATGGCTACCTTTTATAAAGTTAAAGATAAAGAAGGTTTTAAAAAAGCATTAAAAAAATATAAAGAACTTAAAGGTGATAAATATGATAAAAATGCTTTAGGTCAACTATTAGTAGCTTTAGATAAAGAAGGTGAAGTAAATATTAAAGATTTAGCTAAGGAAAAAGGTAAAGACACCGCAACTTGGAACAACCCAACAACACGTGCTTCTTTAGAAAAAGACGGTGGTGAATTTACAGATTATATTGGAACTGATA